CGGCACGAACCCAATGGGGATTGCTTACTTAATGGAGACATGTCTGAGGGTGAATTTTTTCTCTGAATGGGCAGAATTTTATATTCAGGGAACTTGGCGTTTTGGAGGTCATTGGGCAAATTTCTTTCAAATGCCAACTTTTGCTCGTACTGAGACACAGGTCTTCATCACCGATATGATACCGACCAGTGGGTCACAACTTCACAACTTTTTAAATTTCAAGTCTTTGGACATGTGCCAGGCTTTACATGAAGTTGCCATGACTCTTTATCCTTCAGATGCTCAGGTCAGGGCGGCTACTGCGTTGACAAGTGGAGATGTAGTCTCGCATTCAGGTAGCCAAGGTCGAGGTGAGGATCTGGTGTATGTAGTTCTTGATGAAACAGCATTGAAAGCTGAAGATCTTCGGACTTTATATGCGTGCCTAACAAGAGTCAAGAAGTACATGATCATCGGTCTTACTTATGGCCGGACGTCTGAAAATATTGCGCGCGAGGGAAGTCATCCCCTCTTCTCTCGACTACGACAATTAATGGGGAACACAGCCAAGTTTAGTCAAATCCGGGTTAGTCCAAGAGACAGTATTGACATTAAGTCATGCATGGGTGGTTTTGGCAAGCCTATTAAGCAGGTGTTAGCTGGGCCACACGATGAAGTGCGTAATCGCAGTTTTTTGGACGCCGTAGGATATGAATGGCCAACTGAGTGTTTGGATCCTGATGGGACAAACGTGGTTGGTAGATCTGACTATTATCGATTGCCTGATAGGGAAGACCCTGGCTATCAGGACAACGCTCAAACTAGGGTCTATTTGGATCAATGTGCCGAAAGACGTTTGACTGAAGCACAACCTTTCGATTCACCACTACCAGGTACTAAAGTTGCTACTCATTTGCCCATTGCCAGTAGGAGGCAATGGGTCGAAAGCCAGGTGGCACAATGTGGGGATCGCTTGGATCAAGAATTGATCTACAAGAGTGAATTCTCTGACCAGTTCCCTGATCGCTGGATGTTCCGGCACGACGCTCAGGACCTACGAAAGAAACTTGTAGGCAATGTCAAGTTGAGAAAGGATAAGCGGGCCCTTTCTGATAAATTGAAGCAAATTTCTGCAGATAACCCGCTTCTGTACAAGCCAATGATGTCTCTTTGTGGTCAAGATCAAAAACCCGCTGACCATGTGTCTTTTATGAGGGGCGTTAAAGAACGTTTGAAAAGGTCCACATTTAGACACAATGAGCTTATTTACAAGAACGGTACAGCAGTGTATGGGGTTGCACTCTTTCAGGCCGTAATGAAAGCCTTCAAGCTTAAGGATTCCTATGCGTGGGATCACATTCGTTTTGAAGGCTACGTAGCTGAATTTGCTGAACGTAGGTCGAAAAGATCTGCCGCTTTGAAGACTATGTCTTTGCCTCGTTCAGAACCGGAATTTCGTCAATTCATCACGGCTAAGAGACAGATGAAGGTAAAACCAGAAATTCCGACTTCAGGAAAACCCCTGCAAACATTGATGATCCATTGCGACTATTATTTGTACGCTTTGGGGCCCATCAATATGTACATGACTGATTTTTTCTTGGATCATTGTCCCCCTAACATTTATTTACATGTTAAGAAAACTTTTGCGGACTTTGATGCGTTTGCCAAGAAAATGATGTCTGAAGCTACTGATCCTTGGGAAGGGGACGGTAAGCACTTTGAAACTTCCCTCGATCACAATGCAACCTACGCTTTTGAACAACTTATGCGGGTTGCCAGCGTGCCTGAGTATTACATTCAGATCTTCCTTGATTACAAGATGCACGCTGTGAGTCAATTGATGATTCATTTTTTTATGACCATGTCAGGTGAAGCTTTCACATGGTTAATTAATACAATTAAGAACATTGCTGAGACTCATTGTAGATACTCTGTACCTCCGACCGCACCGCAAATTTATGGTGGGGATGATGAAAGTCATGCTCATCGTTATCCAGTGAATCCGAACTGGCATGTGTGGAAAGAGTATGAGACATGCGAACTGAAGCAAACATATACCAAGACTCCTAGAAGCTTCAGTTACTATCTGACAAAACATGGAGCAGTTAAAGATCCAGTACACCTTCTTCGTAAGCTTTTAATTGCCGAGGAGCGTGGCAAATTAGAAGATGTATTGGCCGGGTACGCTATTGAAGCCCGATCCCTATTTATTAAAGGTGATTTGGTGTTCGAAATCCTGCCTGAGGAGGCAACTGATGCCTGGCAACTCCTGAATAGTGAGTTGTTCAACATTTTGAAGCGCGTCAAAATTGATTTAGGAACAGTAGATGGGCATCGTTTGATGTTCATCCGGCCTTTGATTCCTACGTCAGTGAAACACTGGGCACTTGGTTTCATTTCGGACATTGACACCGAATATACTTCTAAAACTCCGAATTCACCTTTTTCTCGGGAAGTACTGAATAACTTCCCAATACTGTCTGATCACATTCAACACAACGAGGAGATTGAACACGTGTTGTGATGAATGCTGCTGAGAGTGTGTTGTCTGCCCGGGATCCGGGTGAGAATGCCAAGGCTCGTGACCCTCTTGACGCGAGGGGACCTGAGCACTTTG